TGGCACAAACTACGAGGACCAATTCGAGACACTGGCTGAAGAGCTGAAGTGGTTCAAAATTGCTGCAGGCTCGATCGACTCCACTGGACAGGGTGACTTCATGCCAGACAAATTCGAGAGGCATACTCCATACAAGGTGTACCGTCTCAAATTCTCACGCATGAGCAAGGACATCATGTACAAGGCTCTATACCAGAAGATGATCAATGGCAATCTCTGCTACTACTGGCAGGATGTGATTGAGTATCCAGTCAAGGCGATTGCTCCAGGCACACAGCTCTCAGAAGAGCAGGCAACCGCTGCAGCAGCCGAAGAATTCGAGGATGAATTCATTGATCTGGAGAAGCGGTACATCGGGGATCTGATGGTGGTCGCACACCCTGACTCAGCCGAAGCTCACGATGATCATCCAGATGCCACAGCTCTTATGAATTATGCATACGACAGCTATAATGTAAGTAGTGGCATACGCCAGCACTATCAAAACGAAGCTACTGAGAGAGCGGAAGCCGAAGCAAAGGCTCAAGCTATAGCAGCAGCGAATCAAGGAGCATAGAGGGAAATATGGGAATTTTCAAAGATGCAGGGAAATCAGTCTACACAAATGTAGTGCTCAAACCTCTTGCGGACTATCTGAAGCAAACAGCCGACAACGGTGCTCAGAAGGCTGCTGGTGAAACAGGAATGGGTGCAGTCCTCCGAGACCGCATGCCGTATCAAAACAATATGCAGACCAGGAATAAGCCTGGATCTGGCATTGACTTCGCAACTCTGCGAAGATTCTCGGTCCAGTATGATGTCGCTCGTGCAGCGATCAATCGCAGGAAGCGTCAGCTCAATGTCCTCGAATGGGATATCGTGGCTGCAGAAGACGATGATGACACCGACTACAAGGATGTGATCCGTCCGCTGAAGAAGGAATTCAAGAATATCGGTGGCTATCGGGTAAGATTCCGAGAGCTAGTCGATACGATGGTGGATGATCTCCTGGTACTCGATGCCCTTGCTCTATATAAGCGTCCGAACATGGGAGGCAGCCTCTACAGCCTGCAGCCTGTGGACGCAGCGACAATCGTCCTGGAAGTATCTGAGGATGGTGGCACTCCGATGCCTCCTGAGACTGCGTACAAGCAATTCATTCGAGGCAAGCAAGTCGCAGAATTCACTGCAGACGAGATGTATTATGAAATGCTCAATTCTCGCACATACACACCATATGGCTTGAGTCCGCTCGAATCACTGGTCCTCGGTGTCAGCTCGGCACTGAAGAGCGATGTCTACAATCTCCACATGCTCACTGAAGGCAACATTCCAGAGGGCTTCTTCGGTGTACCTGATGACTGGACTCCAGATCAGATCAAAGAATTCCAGACGCTATGGGATGCAGCTCTCGCAGGTGACACTCGTGCCACAAGCAAGCTGAAATTCGTACCATCTGGCAAGGGTGCTACTGGCTACACGCCAGCTCTGAAGCCAGAGGACATGAAGTACAAAGAGCTCCAGGAATGGCTCATGAAGAAGACCTGCATGCTCTTCGAGATCCAGCCACAAGAGCTCGGCTTCACTGAGTCTGTGAACAAAGCGACTGGCGAGGTCCAGCAGAATATCGGTCTCAATAGCGGACTGATCCCTCTCGCTCGATTCTTCGAGGAGATCTTCACTGATGTTATTCAAACAGATCTCGGCTTCGAGAACCTCAAATTCAAGTACACTGGTCTCGATTCTGTCGATGAGCGAGCTGAAGCAGAGAAGAATGAGATCCTGCTCCGATCTGGTCAGACCACTGTCGATGAAGTCCGTCAAGGTCAGGGCAAAGAGCCTCTCGGTGTCGATAAGCCATATGTCATCGGCACTCCGACATTCATTGATCAGGAATCACTGGATGCTAGTGCTCAAGCTGCTGCAGACGCAAAGGCAGCCTCCGCTGCAGCTCTCGCTGCACAGAATGGCACAGAGCCTGCGAAGGAAGATCCACCTGCAGAAGACGCTTCAGGCGATACTGCAGCAAAGTCAGTGGTCCAGGACGATACTCATATCAAGCTAGTCACTGAGCTTCGGACCTTCCGCAAATATGCGATCGCTCGCAAGAAGGCAAACAAATCTCTTCGTGAATTCAAGTCTGAAGTGCTCCCCGAGAACGTGGTCCAGGAGATGAATACTCGACTCAGCAAAGCAGCAGATACTGAGGCAGTGCGTATCATCTTCTCCGACTACATGAAGGACTACCAGGTCAAATTCCTGGCTGATACCATCGATCTCAAGCAGAGCCTCAATCGGGTACTCTGATGGATAAATTGCGGAAGGTAGATGCTGCTGTCTCGCAATTCATACACAAGGCAAAGCGAGTCAATGAGCCACTGGAGGCATTCCGAGAGACAGAGAGCTTCAAACAGCTCGAGGACAAACTGGCTTCGGGCATTCTGAAGCAAGCCAAATGGCTCGGCAAGGATCTGAAGAATATCACCTTCCTGCAGGACGAGAACCTGACTGACTCTGAATTCCAGGCGAAGCTCGGATCATACCTCGAGAATGAGATGCCTCGGATCGGATCATACGTCTCCTCTGAGAAGGTATATGCCTATCTACACAATGGCTTCGTATTCTCAGTGGAAGCAAGCTATCAGCGATCAGGTGTAGCACTGCAGAAGTCTGCCGATCCCTTCGTCAAATTCGAGCTCACGAATGAGAACTACATTGCTGCCCTGAAGAATCAGGCAAATTATTTGCTCAATAATTCCAGCATCGATGAGACTACTCGCAAGCGGATGATCACGCTGATCCGAGACGCTCGTCTGAGCCTGGTGGACCTGAATGATCTGGCAGAGATGATCGAGTCTGAATTTGTGGGGATCTCAGCGACTCGAGCATTCGGCATTGCCAACACTGAAGCAAATCAAGCGATGAGCTCTGCACAGCAAGCCTTCCTGGTGGAGAACGGCTTCAAGACGAAGCAATGGGTGGGAGCTGGTCCGAACACCTGTCCATACTGCCAGCAGAATGAAGACGATGGTCCGATTGCTCTCGATGAAACCTTCTCCACTGGAGATCTGCATCCTCCTGGACATCCAGGCTGCGAGTGCTACGAAGACGCAGGCGAGCCGATCGATCTGGACTCTATTCCTGTGCTATGGGATGGCTCTTGATTATTGATTGATCGTATACCATATATAATCAGGATAGAGGGAGTCAATAAATGAATAAGCCACTGCACGTCACAATTCCGATCGCAAAGATCGATGAAGATCAGCGAATGGTCTATGGTTATGCAACGGTCGAAGAGATCGATGCTCATGGTGAGATCATCGGATACGAAGCCAGCAAGAAGGCATTCGGTGACTGGATCGGCAACATCCGAGACATGCACCAGGACATTGCAGTCGGCAAAAACATGGAGACTGAATTCGATGACGAGGCGAAGGGTGTCTGGATCGGAGCGAAGATCTCCGAGTCCGATGATGGCGAGCAAGCCTGGATCAAAGTCAAAGAGGGCGTATATTCTGGCTTCTCTATCGGTGGGAAAATCAATGACGCTGAGATCCGCCAGATGTCAGTCGATGGCAAGTAGAAGGGTGTCACAGTCATCACAGACTATGATCTCGGAGAGGTGTCGCTAGTCGATAACCCTGCTTGTCCGTCCGCTATATTCCAAATGGTCAAATCGGTAGATGGCAAACTAAACGCAGTCGAGGAAACTCACAAGGGGCTCGGTCGTCCGATCCACTGGTGGGAGAAGCAATTCAAATTCTCTGATTCGCAAAACATTATGAAGGCGGACTTTATGACTTACAATGAGAATAGTATGAGTGACAAAAAGACAACTCTGGCGAAGAGCTTATGGGAAGCAGATATGCTTGTCGATCTTGCTGAGTGTCTCAGTGACTATATCTACTGGAGAGCATGGGAAGGTGAAGATGCTGCAGATCTCAAAACTGCACTGGAATCTATCAAACAGGCTGCGATCGCTGAATTGCAAGAGCCTGAGAACTTCCCTGAAGTAGTCTCTGTCGCTATTGAGAACGCATGCAGAGCATTGAATATTAGCAAAAAAGAGGAGCTTGCCACTATGATCAAAGATCGCAAAGACGCAAAGAAATCAGTAGTCGGTCAGGAAGACCGAGACGAAGAAGCAAATGTAGTCGTGACTGCAGAAGAGAACGGCAAGCCAGCCGATCCAGATGCACCAGTCGTGGACGCAGATGCTGAAGGTGCTGAAGATTCAGAGGAAGAGGTCACCGAACCTGATGCAAATGACGATGACTCCGCTGAAGAAGACGCTGAAGACGAAGATTCTGATGATGACGGAGCAGAGGATGCCGATGATGCTGCTGCCGATGACAAAGACAAAGACGGCAAAGGTGGGAAGGGCAAGAAATCTGCTCCAGCTCCTATGAAGAAGTCCACTGGTGATAGTGATGATCTGGCAAAGTCGATCCTCTCTGGAGTAGAGAAGCTGATTGCGAAAGCAGTCGATCCTCTAAAAGAAGAGATCGAGACGCTGAAGAAGCAGCCTGCTGCTTCAAAGGTCAAGAGTACATTCACAGTGAAAAAGGGGGAAGACGTGGACGGATCACCATCTGAAGACGATTCCGCTGAAGGTAAACTCAAAGCAGAATTTGATCAGCTCAACAAGAGGGCTGATGAACTGGCACTTGATCCAAATGTAGGCACTCCAGAAGAGCGTATGCAAGTCGGCTTCAAGCTCCGCAAACTGTCTCGACAGCTTGATCCTGCTTCAGTAGCACAAAATGCTGCTGTGCGAGCCACCTTCAATCGTGGTCAATAGAACATTCAACTCAATTTTATGAGGTGCAAAGAATAGGATATCCGTTATGGATGCAGAAGCAATCGCTCAATCAATTCAGGACGAAGTACGGAAGGCTGTCACTCAGTCTACCTACACATTCAGTCCTACGGCTCGATCTATCTACTCACCAGAGAACCTAGATCCAGTCATCAAGACCGTTGTGCCAACAGCCACACCTGTTCGCAACATCTTGACTCGTGTACCAGGTAAAGGTGAAGCAACTGGCTTCCAGATGCTTACAAGCAAGCTCGACAGTACCGCCACAGGCACAGGTACTCGTGTCGGCTTCGCTGACGCTGGACAACCTTCACAAACGTCTCAGACATACGTCTTCACAGCGTATCCATACAAGAACCTCGGACGTGATGTGGAAATCGGTCGGCAGCAAATTGCAGCCAATCGTGGCAGCAACCTAGAAGACATCCGAGCTCGAGAAGAGCTTATCAAGACCACAGAAGTCTTGCTCGGTGAAGAGGTGATGACTCTCACTGGTGATGCTGCTCTGTACAGCACAGAGTACTCTGGCTTCAGCAAATTGATCACTACGAACTCAGGTACAGCAGGTCTTCTGACTGCATCTGGTGTGAGTAGCTACGCACAGACTCTATTCACGAACGGCTCTGATCTTGTATCGCACTTGATCTTGAACCCTCGTCAGAACCGAGCACTGGCAGATCAGCTTGAAGGCTCTGGCAGCATCCAGCGTATCGTCATGGGCGATCAGGGTGCAGTCACAGGTGGTCAGCACTTGAGCAACATTGTCGATGGCAACACTGGCAACTTGATCAAGGTCGTGACATCACGCTACGCACAGTCATGGGCATTCTTGCTCAGTGTACGCAGTGCTGCTGGTCAGAACTGGATCGAGATGGAAGATCTCGAAGCGATGAGTATCTATGATGTACCAACTGCGAACCACAGTATCCAATCTCGTGTATACGAGACTACGGTCCTGAAGGTTATCGGTGAAGTATACCAGTACAAAATCGGTGGACTAGCTACCTCCTAGTCGGTAGCCTGGACAAACTGCCCTCCCTCTTATGGAGGGCAGCAGTCTGAGCTATAATCAAAAGAGAGAGGTACTATGGCAGAGAACTTGATCACACAAGCTGAAATCGAAGCATATGCCCCTGATCTGGACCTGTCACAGTACAGTGCTGCCACAATATCAGGGATGATATCTCGTGCCTCAAAGCGAGTGACTCAATACTGCAACGTGGACGGCTTCTTCAAGATGGCTGTCACTGCCGAGAAGGATCGTGTGACAATAAACCCTGCAGGCGAGCTGGTGATCAGCTTCAGACGCAGACCAGTAGTACCTGCAGATGTCTCGGAGATCCGTCTCATGAGCTCTGGCGTGAATCAAGCACTGGTCCTCAATCAAGGTGGAGAATCAGTATTCCAGATCCCGAACCCTGGCACATATCTCGTATACCCGAGCAATTATGTCATCGCTATGGGTAGAGGACTGCTCACGCTGAAGGCTGCAGATCTGATGTATGAGATCGACTACACTGGCGGATACGCCACAGACATCGCTGACATTCCAGGCGATATCAAGGAAGCATGCACACTGCTTATTCGATCAATGACGAGCAAGCGATTCAACCCTGCTGGAGCATCGAGCTTCTCACAAGGCTCTGTCTCAATGAGCTTCGGTGGAAACAAAACAGGGAAGGATCAAAACATTCAGGAGGCTGAGAGCATCCTGGCTGAATACGTCAGAAGGGTGATCTGATGCCACCTGTACTCGACAAGATCGTATTCGTCTCACGCCTGGCGAAGACTTCCGATGTGGACAAAGAGGTATACACCTCTCATTCAGGCTATCTCGGACCAGGGCAGATCCCGAGCTCTGCGGTCCGCATGAATATTCAGCCAGCATCTGCTGAGACTACGGTCCTGGTAGATGGTGTCTTCGGCAAGACGTACAAAGCCTTCACGAGCTCTTCAGGCGTTGTGGAGGGCATGCAGGTCACTGTGAGCGGTACTGGCGAGGCATACTTCGTCAGAGGGCGTGAGGTGCACGATAACGGCATACTTCCAGACCACTACGAGCTAGTGCTCACAAAGGACAAACGATGAGCAATATGGCAATGAGCGTGGAGATTGTCGGACTGAAGGATCTGATTCATGATGTCAAGAAGGCTGGCGGAGACGCAGAGCCTCTGGTGACTGCAGCTCTCGCAAACTCTACACAGCACGTCACTGAGAACGTCAGACAAAAAGCTCCGCATGCATTCGGTACACTCCAGCGATCAGTATTGCCTGAAGTCCGCTACCCTGTGGGAGAGGTCGTGGTCAATGAATCATATGGACGAGATGTCGAAGAAGGTACTGGTCCGCACACGCCTCCACACGAGGCGATCGAGCGGTGGGCTGTCAAGAAGGGCATTCCGAAGGGTGTCTCCTGGGCTATCGTGAACTCTATCAAGAAGAAGGGTACTCGAGCACAGCCATTCTTCAAGCCTGGATGGGATGCTTCACAGAACTTCATCGAGGCTCAATTTGACAAAGTAACAGAGCGACTCCTCGCAGTGCTCTCGGGAGGACGATGATATGTGGAATGAATTATCTGCAGCAATAGTGGCAATGGTAAAAACATCGGCAGAGGTAGATCCGACTGCTGTCTATGACTATGGCAAGAGCAAGATGCTCAAATATCCATCGATCACCGTCACTCCATCGGACAATCAAGATCCGATCTTCGCTGATACCACACGCAGGCAGCGGACCTACAACTTCGCAATTCGTGTCTATCAGGAGCGAATGGAGCAGGGTGAAGAAGCCTCTGAGCGAATCATGCGGACCATAGTCGATGACTTGATCACGATCTTCGATGCAGACCTGTACTTGAATACCACACTACAGGGGCGAGGCTTCGCAAAGCCTATACCTTCGATCTGGCAGTACGTCCAGGGAGAGCAGGTGAATACCCGAATGGCGGAGATTATTATTTCATGCGTGGTTATTCAATAGCAGTAAATCAAATATAATACGAATAGAG